CCCAATTACCCACAAATTGAGTTGGGGTAGGGGGCCTAATCTGATAATATCCGCGCATGAACCGACTTCCACCTGAACTTCACATTGTCCACGGCACTAAAACCGAGCATAAAGGCAAGCCGCTGCCCGAGGCCATACGCCAACGTATACCCAAACCCGTTTGGCTTGATGATCCGGATCTGTGGGACATGGATGAATTTATTACCACCACAGCCGACTTTCTTTGGGACACGTATGGCATCGGCTCGGCGCAAGATCAGCATTTGCTTGGCGCACTGGCTTTTCAGCTTGACGTTTTTGTCAAATGCATCAAAGGCGCTCGAGCCGGTGGGCCAGTGACTAAATTTAATGCCGGTGCAACGGTTGGCACAAACCCATATTTAACTACTGGTGAACGGGCGCTAGGCAGGGCAATTATGATAATGAATGAATTAGGCCTAACACCTAGGGGCAGGCTGGCAACAAACAAAGTTGAAAGCGGCAAATTTGCTGCATTGATGGCTGGCCCGTGAACTTTGAAGATGGCATCATGTATGCCGTGCAAGTAGTTAAAGGCGAGATACCTGTTTGCAGAAACGTCACGCTTGCCTGCCAGCGGTTTTTAAATCAGATTGAAGATAAAACATGGGCATATGAATTCCATGCTGATTTTGTAAAACATTTTTTAATGTTTGCCTCAGAACTGCGGCACACTAAAGGCCCAGACGCAGGCAAACTGCTGGTGCTTGAACCGTGGCAGTTATTCATAATCTGCGCTATCTACGGATTTCGAAACAAGCGAAACAAATCGCAGCGCATGGTCACAGATGTGATTGTGTTTGTACCCCGCAAGGCAGGCAAATCCACACTGACAGCAGTTATTGCCCTGTACGAATTAATCTGGGGCGAGGCAGGCGCAGAAGTTTATACGCTGGCGACAACTAGGGAGCAGGCCGGGATTGTGTTTCACGCAGCTACCGGGTTTGTTGAGGCCATGCCGCAAAATATTGCTGCCCTGTACAACGTCAGCCGCCACCAAATTACTAAGGCAGGCGACAGTCAGACAGTATTCAAAGCATTGTCTAGGGACACAAAAAAGACAGGCGATGGCATGAATCCAGCCTGCGCTATTGTGGACGAAGCCGCCCAGATTATTGATCGCAACAGTATTGAGGTACTGCACAGCGGCATGGTTGCTAGGCTTAACCCGTTGCGAATTTACATTACCACCGCCAGTTTTACCAAGGAAACTAAATTCCACGAAGATTTAACCCTGATGGAATCCATGCTAACGGGCGAGGCTACTGATAATCCGCACTGGTTTGGCCTGCTGTACAGCTTGGACGCTGGTGATGATTGGCGAGATCCGACAACCTGGGCCAAAGCAAACCCAATGCACGGCATATCAGTTTTTGAATCAGCAATTGCTGAACGGGCAGAAATGGCAAAGCACAAGCCTGCCGCCCTAAATGAATTCCTGTGCAAGACGCTAAACGTCTACGTAAGCGCAAATAGCGCTTGGGTTGATCGTTCATACTGGGATGACGCCAAATGCGCCCTAGTGCCTGATAGACAACCCGAGGCGGTATTTATTGGCTTTGACCTAGCAGCAACCCGTGACCTCAACGCAGTCTGCACGCTTAAGCGGTTTTCTGATGATGATTACGAAGCCGAGTTTAAGTTCTTTTTGCCGTCTGATGGCTACGATTTAATTCCCAAGCACTACGGCGACATTTTTGCAATGGCTCGGAAATCAGGCATTCTGCACGTCACCCAGGGCAATGTCATGGATGATCGGGAAATCAGCGAGTACATTTTAAAGCAGTGCGAAAAGTACGAAGTAAAGGAAATTGGTTTTGATGCGTACAACGCTGCTAGTTTGGTGGCTCGGCTAAATGATGCTGGCTTGCCGCTGAAAAAAGTAGGGCAAGGCATGGCAGTATTAAGCAACCCAAGCAAGCACGTAGAAAAATTGTTGATGCAATACAGTATTAAACATGACGGCAATCCATTTGTTGGCTGGCAGCTTGGGAACTGCGAAGTTTACGAAGATGTTAACGGCAACGTCAAAGTCAGAAAAAACGAAGCTGACAAGTCTGCAAAAGTGGACGGAATCATATCGCTTATCATCAGTATGCACTGCAATTTAGACAATCCCGTACAATCAGGTTTTGGTTTCAGAACTTTTTAAAGGGAAATCATGGCTTTATTTGACATTTTCAAACAAAAAACAAGCAAAGAATCTAATTCAATGTTTGGGCAGACTGCCCTTGGCAATAATGTATTGTGGGGCAGCAGCAACCGATACAACAGCGCCAACAGCCAAATTCTTTATGTCACCACGGGAAGCAGCACAGACGCTGGCAGACCCGTAGACATGAGCATGATGAGCCGTAATTCCACAATTATGGCCTGCGTGGGAGCAAAAGCCAGGGCAATGGCGCAACTGCCAATTCGCATCATGTGCGATATGGATGACGGCGGTTATCACGATGCCGTTAAAAGTCCAGAGGTTAGCGCCAGAGACAAAGCCAAAGCCAAACAAGTGGCCTACCTGCTAAACAATCCCAACAACTTTCAAAGTGCCTATGAATTCTTTTATCAGTACATCATGTGGCATGAACTCAGCGGCGAGGTGTACATCCTTTGGTGGCGCAAAGACCAAGAAAGCAGCACCCAAACGCCGCTGGAAATGTACGTTTTTGATAGCACATTAATTAGTACGACCGTCAATGTAACCAGATACCCTAGTTACAGACTCAGTACCCCAGCCTACGGATTTAACCGGGATGAACCGCTTGCTGCTCATCAAGTTATGCACTTGGTAGATGCCGCTTGGCAGGGAAACGGCGGTTTTAACAAAGGCATTTTGGCAGCAGAATTGATTGGCCTTGACCAAGATATTGACCTGTACGCCAATTACGTCATGCAAAACGGGGCTAAACCGTCCGGTCTGTTTGTCACCGAGAACGTTATTCCTGATAGCAAGTACAAGGAAATGGCGGCACGGCTCAAAGAAGCATGGTCATCAATGACAGGCAGTCGCAACGCCGATCCAAGCAAGCCAGGGCAGGGAATGTTGCTAGATCAGGGCATGAAATACCAGCCGCTGGATATGCTGACGCTACAAGATACTGATTGCGCCAAGCTAAAAGAGCAAACCATGAAGCGCATTTGCGGTTTGTTTGGCGTGCCGCCTGCCATGATTGGCATCGCCGATCAGAAATACAACAACACCCAGACAATGCTGGATGAGTTTTATAAATCCAGTATGTACCCGCTAATCGTCAATGTCCAGCAAAAGCTAAAACAGCACCTGCTTGTCGGATATCCTAATTTATGTGTAGAATTTGACACAAGGGCATTTTTGCGTGGTTCACCAGTTGATCAAATGAATTTTTCTGTGGCTGGGGTAAATGCAGGCATAATGACAGCAAATGAGGCACGGGAATATCTTGGCATGAAAAATATTGACGGCGGGGACGAATTGAAAGCAGGAAAGCCTGGTGATACAATTCCCGGCAGCAGTCCACAGGATACTGGCGGCGGTGGTGGCAACCAGACTCGAAAAATGAATCTTGGCAAATAAACCGCCGTACGAACTGGCAATGTTGCTTGCAAAATTTAAGCAAAAAAAGCCGACGACAATACACGATATGGATAAAACCAAAACAACCGAGGTAATCCATGAACGATCTGTTAATCGTCTGCGAAGCAAAACTAAATCTAAATCAGCAACCCGGCACAATTGAGGCACGGGTTACAAGCTGGGGGCCGCGAGAAGGCGCAGACGGGCGCAGGTTTAACTATCAAGCTGAAGGCTTTGCAGATTGGGCCAAACAATTTGAAGCAATGGGCAGGCCGCTGCCAATGTTTGTTAATCACAGCGCAGATGCCATTCCGGTTGGCGAGTGGATGCACTTTGAGTTTGACGATACCGGCATGACTGCTAGCGGTAGGCTGTTTATGAACACCACTCAGGGCAGCGATCTTTACAACGTCATGAAAGAATCCCCTGCTATGTTTGGCGGGGTATCTGTCGGAGCGTATGCGGAAACGTATCAAATGGTCAACGCTGAAGGCGAACCAGATCAATCTGATGAGGCATATTTCCAGATCACAAAAGGTGGCTTGCGGGAAGTGTCCGTGGTTATGTATCCCAACAATCCAGAAGCCTGCGTGAGCAAGTTGGAATACTTCAGGCCCGATGGGTCTGCTAATTTAAAGATTTTGGAGCAAGCCTTGCGTGATGCTGGGCTATCTAAAAGTGATGCGGTTGCCGCTGCATCGACTTTCAAAAAGGTGCTGGAGCAGCGTGATGTTGTCCAAATACCTAATGAAACTGCGCCGATTCAGAGCGATTCTGATGCGGAGGCAACCATACTCGCCGCCCTTGAGCAGCGGGAATTACTGCAAACTTTGTCTAACCGTTTAAGGAAATAATCATGTCGCAAATCATCATTGAAAAACTTGACGCTATTGAAGCTGCTAACGCCGCCAAAATTGCCGAAGTTACCAGCGCAGCCACGGTTGCAATTGACACCGCCAAAAATGAGATGACCGAGAAAATCTCGGCGCTTGAGGCAAAAATCAGCACGTTGCAAATGCCTGCCGTTATCCGCATTGCCAAAACAACTCGCGGTGACGTTAATCGATCAGTCCGTGAACAACTGAAATCATTTTATTCTGCCAACAATCGTGTGGAAAAACCACTAAAGATTTTTGCTGACGAAAGCCAATATCTTGCCTACATGAATGAAGCCTCTGCGCTTACTGGCAGTGGTAATGGTATCGGTGGACGCACGGGCTACGACCCTGTGTTTGCTGCAATGCGCCTAGCTAACCCTATGCGTGGACTAAGCCGTACCGTTGTGACTGATGGTTCTAGCTATCAATTCCGCAGCAAAACCGGCAACGCTGGCGCAACCTGGGGTTACACCGTACAAAACAACGGCTCTGCAACTACGCAGGACATGAACATTTGGCAACTGGTGCTGCAAGATTTGAACGTGCAGTTTCCAGTTCGCACATCTGCACTGGATGACATTGATGGGTTGGAAGGCACCATTGTTGACGATATGTTGATGGAGTTTGCCCAAGCCGAAGCACTGTCGATGATTCAAAACAGCGATCAAACCAACTCGCCTAACACCTACGGCGGCACTAGCGGTTTGCGTGGACTAGATCAGTATCCTGGCGCAAATGCCACTTATACCGGCGGCACCACAAGCGCAGCGGCATACGGTACGAGCGGCACGGGCAGTGCTACCGGCCTGCACAGCATTGCAACCTACGATCAGATTACAACTAACGCAAACACGGTTGCAGCAAATAATATCGCCTACAAAGACGTTATTAATTTGGTGTATGCCCTGCCGCAACAGTATTACACGACTTCTGCCTGTTTTATGATCAACCCGGTGTTGCTGCAAGCCATTCGTGGCCTGCAAGATACAAACGGGCGTCCAATCTTTAACAGCATGGAATCGCTCAATGCAAACGGCATTATTGGTCAACTGCTAGGTTTTGACGTTGTGATTAACAAGTATCTTGACAACCCAACTCAGGCAACGACTGGCAGCGCAGGCACCACATCGCTTTATCCGATGTACTTTGGCGATTGGCAGCTTGGTCACAGCATCATTGACCGCATGGATATGGTCATGCGCCGCTACGACCAGACAACCCCAGGATCGATTACTTTTTATGGAGAAAAACGGCTGGCAACCAGCATCCGTGACCCGAACGCCATTATTCGTTATCGCTCGACCGGCACATCAACCTAAGTTGCCATTAGCAGGGGGGGGTTGGACTTCCCCTGCCTTTTTTTAACATTCGGGAAAATCAAATGACTACAGCACGCATTTTGTCGGGCATCAAGCAAACGCTGCACGAAGGCCATGCAGTCAAAATTGATTTAACCGAAGCCTCTGCCCTCACTGGTTCTGGAAACGGAATTGGTGGGCGCACATTCTTTGATAACGCTTTTGCTGCACTGCGATTTGGCAATCCAATTCGAGAAGCGTCACGAGTAATTCCTGCATTTGGCTCAAGCGTGCAGTTTGTCGCAAAGACAGGTAACGCCGCCAACTCTACCAATCCTTGGCTTTACGCTGCAACTCCAAACACTGGTTCACCCAACATTGCTACCAGCATTTGGCAATTGCCAACCCGAGTAGTCAGCGCCAGCTTGCCCGTGCGAACAGCGGTAATGTCAGACATTAACTATTTGAATGAAACGCTAGTTGAAGACATGATGCTTGAATTTGCTCAGTTGGAAGGTGCAAGCATGATCTTGAACAACGATCAAACTGGTTCTAGCACGACAAGCACAGGCAGCACCAATGGCCTACGTGGGCTAAATTATTATGCAAGCGGCTCGGCAGCTTACGGTTCATCTGGCACAGCAATTACGGACGGCATCCACACAATATTGACGGTATCGCAAAACGGCGCTGCAATTGTGTACGATGATTTGGTTAATATGGCAAAAAGTTTCCCAGCACAATATTGGAATTTGCCTGGCTGCGCTTGGATGATGCACCCAGACACAATCCACGACTTGCGGCAACTTAAAGCAGCAACTACTGGTAACGCTAGTCGATTGTTGGCAGAAACTGGTGATGATGATGGTGGCGCAGTAAACAATATTTTTGGCTGGCCTGTAATTGCAAACCCAAACATGGAAACTATTGCGGCTGGCAAATTTACAATGTACCTTGCCAACTGGCCCCGGTTTGTAACTATTGCAGACGTAGAAGAAATGACTGTGCAAGCAATGGAGCAAAGTGCACCAGGGTTTATCACTCTGTACGCCGAGCGCCGAATGGTGTCTACCGTGCGTGACCCGTTTGCAGGCGTGCGCTTGGTTGGAGTCTAAAAATGTCCAGCGAAATCCTTGGCGCACAAGGTGGGGCAACCCGCAACCCGTTTAATTATGCAAAAGTTGAGCAGTTAAACCGGGATGTGGTTACGCCTTGGCTAACGCTGGAAGAAATAACCCAGCAGCTAAATTTGTTTGACGATGAAAGCCAAGACGCCTATCTGAGTAGCCTTGAACTGGCGACTAGGTTTGCAATTGAAGATTATTTGGGAATGTCAATATTTTCCTTAACGTATCGGGTGTGGTACGGGGCGCAAGGAACCATTACAGCACCGATGGCGCTAGACTTGCCAGCAGTCAGCCAGAATCAATACCCGACACAAGCAGGGCTAACAATTAACTCGGTTGGCTATTACAACAACAGCGCACCGCCTACTCTTACGCTATTGACGGCATCAACCTACTAC